GGTTTGATGGTGGGGCTGATAAATACTATAAGAATCAACAAGATAAGGATAAGATAGGTCCTATTATTGACAGCATCTTTGCAAATGGATCTGCAGGTATTCTTGCAGGTACTGTTTATACGATAGACTCTAAATGGAGACTTGACAGAAACGGTAATAATGCCTATAAGTTAAAGAGCGGTTCAAACACTCTTACAGCAGAACAAGCAGCGAAGTTATACTTCAATGGATTCCTTAAGGAGTGGAATAACGAGTATAACGGTGCTGATAACTATATTCGTCATAAGGATTGTACCTTATTGTGTGTTATTGGCGGTCAGGCATTCTGTGAGGACCCAAGCACTGCAAGGAGATTAAAGGTTGAGGCTGCTCCAAAGGCGTTGAATGACAACACAAACAAGATTTCACCGTTCGCAATGGGATTCTACAATGCTATTCAGCAAACGTCACATAATTCAGCAATTGGCGTTGACTTCGGTGTTAGCAACGATAAGAGTAAAGGTCTTAACCTGTATATCAGCAACGGTAAGAAGGCTGACAAGTTCGCTGCAGTGTTCGATGTTATAATGAATACACCTGAATACTTCAGTCATGTCAAGAAATTGATGTGGATTACTGATCAGAACAACCTTACCAAAGCGCCTGTAGGATTCATGGTTGAACTGACTGAACAGAACTATGAGGAAAACAGGCAGATTGGATTCAGTTTCAATGATGGTGAGTCACTTACTGACAGTAAACTGGCATACACTAAGGAATCATTGAATGATGCATTCGTGAAAGGTGTAATTAAGCATTACGCAAATGCTAACGATGCAGCACTTGAGATTGGATGCATATCCAACTTACCTGACATGTTCAAGACAAAGGGTGATATTGCTGAGTGTAGTTCAATTGTTCAGTCATCTACACCCACAGGGGACTTGAGGGGCTTTGCAGGGACTGTAACTAACGAGAGGATGAAGAAAGTGTTGTCCAAGGTTGATTATCTGTGTCATCAACACCACTATAACACATCAAGTGAATGGAGATGTCTTGCTGATGGAAACGGAACGGGATTCCCTAAACTTACCCCATATTACGGTTGGTGTACGTTTGGCCCATCAACTTGGTATAACGAGGCAGGTATAGATATCCATTTTTGGAGTAATCCGAAGACTGCCACATATGAGGAAATTGCACCTAAGATGCAAAATTATGGGTTCCAAGAGGTAACGGGATTTACTGCTGATGCATCAGGTAAGGCATTCTTCAAGAATAAGGGTAATTTAAGACCCGGTGATATTGCATTAATGTTTGTAGACAGACCAACAAAGGGCCCTTCAGCACATGCTTGCATGTGGACGGGTAATGATTGGAGGTCTGATACTGTTCAGAGAAACGGTGCTTGGGTTTACGGAAGCAATAAAGGTAGAGGAACTTCAGATAAGCAGATAACTCTTTGGAGGCATCCTGACTTCCAAGAACCTGAAACAAGTTTGACATAGTATTTCTTCTTTTTCTCATGAAAAGTTGGTATCTTTGCAAAAAGTGCAGTTTTACACATGGAAAAACTTGGATATGTTGTTTCAGAGAGAAAGATAGACGATTTGAAGGATTACGTCGGATGTGTCAATGACATTTCGTTGGCTGATCCGACGAAACCTATTCTTATAGTTGGTTTGAAGGCAGCAAAGGAATATTGCGGTGAGAAGTTCTCGATATTGAACAAGCAGATATCGGACAATGTTTGGTGGACCTTCAAGAAAACAGAGAAAAGACAGGATTTTGAACGGGATATATTATTATTTAATAAAAATATAATTAATAATATATTAAATTATATAAATTACTATTATATAGATCTATATAATATAAAATATAATAAATTAAAAAAGATATATAATATAATATTTGATGAAAGTATAATAAAATATATCTATATAAAAAATAATATGATATATGTGTTATACGGTGATCATGATATATTAGGTTTTTCCTTGGAAATGCTTAAATATGCAGGCATCAAGAGGAAGAAGGTATACCTCAAGGTGAGGAATGCACCAAACACAATCATCAACTTTGATAGTTCACAGATTGCAAGGGATTTCAGGAGTGATCTGAAGGGTTATGACTATGTTTTTCCATACCTGATGATGGTATTGGGTGTGGAATCTCAATAATTTTCAATGTTTTCCTGTATTTTAACGGTTTACCGTATATTTATCTACAGTAAAACTGTATTATTATGGGATTTTTCGTAAATAAAAAGAGGCAGGAGAAGAAACTTTCTCAACCTCAGGTAAATAATATCAAAGAAGAGAAAACTGCTATGAATTTCGAGGAAAAAGTCAACGCAGCAGAGGCTATCATCATGGATGAGAAGCCTGTTAAGAGAGTGAAGAAGGACAAGGGCCTCATTGAGAGGACCGAGAGTTCTAAGACCATTTTGACTGAGGACAACAAGATGCTCCTCATGGACTAATTTAATCGATTCTGAGGAGGTTTAAGAGTACCGATGGCTAATTATAAGTATTTGAAGGAAAACGGCCTGTATGAGGCTCACAAGGCGTTTATGCGCATGTGTGAGGGCTATGGCTATTCACCCCTTGAAGAGGAAGGTGAACAGGAAGAGCCTCAGCAGGCGCCTGATATGATGGGTGGTGCACCTCAGGATGGTGCTCAGCAGGCACCTGATATGCCCGGAGCAGATGCAATGGGCGCACCTGGACAGGGAGGAATGGGTATGGACCCAAATATGCAGGCACCTGACATGGCCGGAGGTGCTCCTGCTGATCAGAACGGTGGTGCTCCTGAAATGCCACCTGCTGAAGGACCAATGGGTGCTCCTGAGGTTCCCGAGGAACCAATGGAGGAAGAGGAACCTGTTGAGGAGATTGACATTGATCAGGTGACTGATGCACAGCAGAAGACATTTGACAGGGTCAACAGCGTTGGTAAGGACTTGGGCAAGGTTGATACGAGGATTGAGAAGTTGTTGGGTGCAATCGAGAGCATGAAGTCGATGATCGACAACAACAACAGCGAGATTGAGAGCCTGAAGAAGGAGTTTGAGAAGAGGAATCCTACACAGACCGAGAAATTGAACATGAGGTCCTTGGATTCATATCCCTTCAACATAAAACCGACTGACTATTGGTCACAGAAGGCCAAGGACAGCAATTACTCAGCCTATGCAGACAATGACGAACCAACCGATCAGGAGTATGTCATCACCAACAATGATGTTGACGATATGACTGAGAGGGACATTGCTCAGAGTTTTGCAAAAGAAAATGACCTGTTACAGGATATTAACAAGATTTTCGGATTGAGGTAAGATATGGCACAGGTAGTATTGAATGAGAGACAGTTCAACATACTGAAAGGTCTCATGTTGAAGGAAGGATTCGGTGACAGTGCACTTCAGAATGTCATTGACTCACTGATGCAGTTAGTTGAGAGTGGATGGATACCATTTTCAAGCCCATCACCTAGTTCAACTGAACAGGTTGTGAAGGACAATGTGCTTCAGGCAATTGAATGCCTCAAGAAGGCTCAGAGTGCAGCCATCGAACTCTATGGTTGATTGTGTTTTTATAGCATAATGGTTAACTGATTATTTTTTTCCACGGCGATCAATTGAGATTGCCGTGGTTTTTTGTTTATTGTGATATTTATAATAGATGAATGAATATCTTAAAAAAAGTTAATAAAACACTTCTTTTTTTAACATTTTTTTAGTATCTTTGCATAGGGAAAAAACAATATAGCCGTGTATAATTCATGGCAAACTTAATAATAAAATAAAAGACAAATTTGTAAAACATTTATGGCTAACACTTTAGGCGTAAACATCGATGCAAACGCTGTTTTGGAACAGCTTCAGAAGGAACAGGAGACTTATGTTCCTAAAAAGAAAACAGAATTCAGTGTAAAGAATTACCTACAGGCAAGATTAGGTCCTGAGGAGACTTCAAAAACACTTACAATCAGACTTCTACCTTTCTCTCCTGAGGGTGGAACACCATTCCATAAGGTTTTTGTTCATACGGTTAGGGTTGACAAGGAAGTCAGTCCCGGAGGTTGGCGCATGTTCGTTTGCCCTGCCCACAATGACATTGAAGGTCGTCAGAAGGAACATTGCCCATTCTGTGAGACATCTGCGAAGGCAAGGGAGATGAAATTCAGTGCGACAACTGAACTTGAGAAGAAAAAGTACGGTGATGTTGAATTTATGAACCGTGCTAAAGAGGCTTGGGTTGTTCGTGTCATTGAGAGAGGACACGAAGAAGATGGTGTCAAGTTTTGGCTATTCAACAACTCACGTAAGAAGGATGGCCCATATGACAAGATTATGAACCTCTATAAGCAGCGTTGGGAAGCAGGACAGGCAAAGGGTAAGGAAAACAACATCTTTGACGTTAACAACGGTAAGGACCTCATCCTGACACTTTCCAAGGACTCAAACGGTAAGACTGTCATTCAGGTGGCTGACGATGATGAGAGAACGCCATTGTCAGAGAACTATGAGGAGGCAAAGGCTTGGATAGAGGACAAGAGGACTTGGTCTGACGTATTCACCACAAAGCCATATGAGTACACATCAATCATCGTATGCGGAGGCATTCCTGTGTGGAGCAAGGAGAAGCAAGGATGGGTTGAGAAGGCTCAGATGGAGGAATACAAGAAGGAGTTGGAAGCCATGGAACTCCAAGAGAACCTAACTCATCAGTCAAGGGACTTTAGCAAGTTCACTGAGGATGAGGATAAAGAACTTTCGTTCTAAATGGCAAGTAAACTTTATTTTAGGTTTGGAACAATGTCGTCATCAAAGTCATTGAGGCTGTTGGTTACAGCCCATGACTTTGATGAGAAAGGCATTCCTGTGTTGGTATTGAAACCATCAATTGATACAAGGGACGGTGGTAACAAAGTGAAATCGAGGGTAGGTCTTGAGAGGGACGCTGTTGAGGTTACACCTGATACGGACATCTACAAGGCAGTAGATGTCTATAATCGTGTAAAGTTAACTAATTCCGAGGAACCGATTAGGTGGATATTGGTTGATGAAGCACAGTTCCTAACAGAACAGCAGATTGATCAGCTTGCAGCAATCGTTGACAGGATGGACATCAATGTGAAGTGTTACGGTTTGAGAACTGACTTCAGGACGAAACTGTTCCCTGCATCAAAGAGGCTCTTTGAATTGGCTGATGACATTCTTGAAATCAAGTCACTGTGTGAGTGTGGAAGGAAGAATGCTGTCAATGCAAGGTTCGATGCTGACGGTAACATTGTCACTGACGGTGATCAGATCGAGGTTGGCGGTGATGACCGATATAAGGCAATCTGCAGGAAGTGTTTCACTGACAAGGTCAGGAGACAGGAAATGGCGAAGAAGGAAAATAATGAGATTTAAAGAGGTAATATGTTCCAATGAAACAGACCATTAAGAAGAAAGATTTTAGCAAACCAAGTGTTGAATCAATTAAGGAGAAACTTGGATTTTCATCAAAGAATAACAGTGTGATGTCAAGTGCGACAAAGCCAATTGAGTTCATACCGATGCCTGAGGCGTTTGTGAATGCAGTAAAATTACCAGGTATCCCCATGGGCGTACAAACCCTCCTACTAGGAAAAAGCAATACAGGTAAGAGTGTGATGAAGAATGCATTGATTGCAAGCGCTCAGCGAATGGGAATTCTGCCCGTCATCTATGAGACAGAGAACAACTTCTCTTGGCAGCATGCAATTGACATGGGCGTTCAGGCTGAACCCGAGTATGGTCCTGTAGACGTTGAGGATTATGATCCTGAGACAGGTGAAATAACAGGAACACATGTTGAGCAGAGACCTGTAGAATATAACGGCAATTTCATTTTTCTTGACAGCAAAGCACTTGCTGATAGATATGGTGACAACGACTATTCAACAGGCAAGAAAACTAAGACAAAGCGTAAGATTCCGGTAATCGAGGATATTGCTTATTCAATGAATGAAATCCTTGATGCTCAGGACAATGGAGACATTCAACAACCAATATTGTTCATTTGGGACTCTGTTGGATCAATCAGTTCATGGAAATCTTACACAAG